GGTGTTTGGCGACCCCGCAAATTAGTTAGCGTCAAACGCTAGATATGGTTAATTGCTATTCTCAATAAGGGCATCAAAACAATAAATATAACTAGCCAGAATTAATGTAACGCACTAGGATGATATTATGACGAATACAAAGATCAACAAAAATTATAATATTGCAATGGCTCAAAAAATTGAGCTATGGAGCATTGAACGCTTACAGCCTTATGAGAAAAATGCGAGACAACATAGTAAAGAACAAGTAAGGCAAATAGCAGCTTCAATAGTTGAATTTGGTTTTCTTAATCCTATTTTAGTTGATAGTAATGACGGCATTGTTGCTGGTCATGGTCGGCTGTCTGCTGCAAGAGAATTAGCTTTAGACGAAGTGCCTGTTGTCGTTTTAGATCACTTAACAGAAAATCAAAAGAAGGCATATATACTTGTTGATAATAAATTAGCTGAAAATGCAACTTGGAACGAAGCTTTATTACAGGAAGAAATCGTTGCTTTAAATTTGCAAGATTTTGATATATCAGTTTTAGGTTGGGATGAAGATGAAATTAGAGAAATTATGGAGTTTGATGCTGAAGAAAATAATGAAGATGACGACAGTGAAGGTACGAGAGGTTTAGGTGAACCTATAATTTCATATAACATTATTTTTGATGATGAACAGCAACAACAAAAATGGTTTGATTTTTTAAAAGACCTAAAAGAGGAATACCCTGATGAATCTACAATTGCTGAAAAAATAATTCAGTTTATTGAGGAAAAAAATGGCTAGAAGAAAAATTTATATAGATACAGATGTTTATGAAGAAGCCAAAAAAAGAGTGCATCATATTTATGACACTCACGACAGCATAGCAGTTTGTTTTAGCGGGGGTAAAGATAGTCTTGCAACTTTACATTTAGTTTGGGAAGTTGCTCAACAGCGTGGAAAGAAAAAAGTAAAAGTAATTTTTAGGGATGAAGAATTTATTCCTAATGTTGTTATAGATTTTGTTCAAGGTTATAGAAATTACGATTGGGTTGATATGGATTATTATTGTGTACCCTTACTTAGCAGCAGATATATTCTTGGTACAGTCAAAGAGTATGTTCAATGGGATGTTAAACGTAAGCATATAAGAAAAAAACCAGATTATGCAATAAATTTACGAGAAGGAGAAAATATCGTGCTTAATCAATACACTTGTGATGAATATATCGCTAAAAGATCGTTATTAAAGGGTAAAGTGGCTTTTATTACAGGTATTAGGGCTTCAGAGTCACTAATTAGGCTTAGAGCTAGTGTAAATAAGCTTAATGACAACTATATTAATGCAAGTTCCAACCCAAGAGTAAGTCTTTGTAAACCATTATTTGATTGGGAAGAAAATGATATATTCAAATATTTTTATGAGAAGGAAATATCATATTGCAGAATTTATGACAGACAAATATGGGCTAGTTGTCAGCTACGAGTTGCAACACCTCTTGTAAGTGAAAGTGCAAAACATCTTGATAAGTTAAAAACTATAGACCCAACTTTGTATGAACAATGCTTAGATGTATTTCCAGAGATGGCTATACAGTCTAGGTATTACAAAGAAGCTCAAAGATATATGAAAAAAGAGGTTGAAATGTACGGAAAAAGCTTTGAAAGTATAAAACAATGGATTAAAGAAAATATAAAAGCAAAAGATCAAAAAGAAAAAGCAGAAAAGGAACTTAAATCAATAATGCGTAGAAGAATAGCAGACAAAGGTGCTTATCCTTTGGATTATGTTTTTAAACATTTTAGAAGTGGGGGTTTCAAAAAAACCCTCATGCCATTACAAAAATCAAAACGTAAATGACTATTAATGAAAAAATTATCGCTGCAAAAAAGCGTATTCTTGAACTTAAAACCCTTATTAAACTTTGGAGCAAGAAATGACTGACCCAATAGATAAAATTGAATGGAGAGATGCTCAAACATTAAACTCTAATAACTACAACCCTAATGTTGTATTAAATCAAGAATTAAAATTATTAGAACTTAGTATCTTGCAGCAGGGTTGGATACAACCTGTATTAATACTTGGAGATGGTACTATTATTGACGGTTTTCATAGAGCTACACTGGCAAAAGAAAGTAAAAGTTTAAAATTAAAATATAAAGGTCAATGTCCATGTGTTGTTTTACCTTTAACGAGGCCAGAAGCAATGATGTTGACAATAAGAATTAACAGAGCAAAAGGAAACCACGTTGCATTTCGCATGAGCGGTATTATTCGTGAACTAATTGATGAGCATAATATTGACCCTCAACAAATATGCAAAGAAATAGGAGCAACAAAAGACGAGGTAGATTTACTTTATAAAGAAGGTGTTTTTGAAGTAAGGGATATTAAAAACTATCGCTATAGCAAAGCGTGGTATCCAAAGGAGGTAAAAAGTGAGAATAAAGTCAGTTAATTATGAAGAGGTATATCCTTTTTATTCAAAAGCAGCAAAAGAACGTGTTTCATTAAAAACAAGCAAAGAAACTTGGTGGTATGGAATAGTTAATGACAATAATGAAATTTTAGGAGTTGCGGGCTTATTAAAGGTAAAAATTGGCTATCGTATAAAAGGGGTTTATGTATTACCTGACTATAGAAATATGGGTCTTGGAGGGCAACTTACAGAACACTTAATCCAATTTTGTGAAAATAGATTTTCGCTTATTGAAGCTTTTGCTTACAATCCAAAATATTACGAGAAAAAGGGGTTTAACCGATATGGTTCACTTCCTAATGGTGCTGTAAAACTAAGAAAAAAACCATGAAAAGTTATAACGGATTTAGCCCAAAGGAAAGAACAGATGCTTTTATTTGGTTAAAAGGCGAATATGCAAGTGGCAGAAGAACAAAAGGAAAAGTTTGTGATGCTTGTGGTCAAACGAAAGGTATTGTTGAAGATCATAGTGAAGATTACAGCTATCCTTATGGAGATCATATTGGTAAATATACATTTTGCTATAGATGTCATATGATGATTCATTGTAGATTTAGAAATAGACTTGCTTGGAGTAAATATAAAGATGACGTAAGAGATGGAAAAAGGTTTGAGCCATTTTATACAAGAAACTTTCGTACTTTTGCAGTTGAAAGTTTAAACAATAAAGGCATGGATATTAATTACGAAATGCACCAAAAACAACCAGAAACCGTATTAGACGAGATTGGTTAACTATGGCAGTAATGGATGCAAAAGCATACGCAGAACATCGCCAAGTTTCTGCACCAATGGTCACAAAATATTTACAGCAGGGCATGATTCCAAGTGCCAAAAGAGTAGGAAGAAAATGGATTATAGACCCAGAACTTGCAGATAGAGATTTAGAAAAAGTATTAAATACAAGTGATAAAAAAACAAAGGGAAAGCCAATAAAATTAAATATGCAGTCTGGTCATAAAACACCACTTCCATCACTTGCAGCAAATAGAGCTATTAGAGAAATGTATGCCGCAAGAATTACGAAATTAGAGTTTGAAGAAAGGTCAAAAAAATTAGTTCCTGTTGATGAAGTCAAATTAGAATTAGCAAAATTGCATTTAATGGTAAGAGATAACTTGAGAACAATACCTGATAGGATTGCTCCATTACTTGCAGCAGAAACAGATAAAGGTAAGATACACTCAATTATTCTTGAAGAAATACGTCAATGCTTGGAGGGGCTTAAAAGTTTTGACAATAGTTAGTTCATTAATTAAAGATTGCATAAATTCATTGCAATTTGAAGAACCTCTTACTGTTAGCCAATGGTCAGATACATATAGAGTTCTAAGTTCAAAATCGTCATCAGAAGCGGGTAAGTGGAGAACAGAAAGGACACCATATTTAAAAGAACCTATGGATTGCCTTTCTACTGATAATTCAATTCAACGTGTAGTTTTACAATTTGCAAGTCAAACAGGCAAGACTGAGGCTGGCTCAAACTGGCTCGGCTATGTAATAAGTCATTCACCTGGTTCTATGCTGATGATTCAGCCAACCTTAGAAATGGCAAAACGTCTTAGCCGTCAAAGACTTGAAGGATTGATAAGCGATACACCAATTTTGTCAAATTTAGTTGCTCCTTCACGAAGCAGAGATAGCGGGAACACTATGTTTTCAAAAGATTTTCCTGGCGGAATAATGGTTTTAACAGGTGCTAATAGTGCAGTTGGTTTGAGATCAATGCCTTGTCGCTATATTTTTATGGATGAGATTGATTCATTTCCAACTGATATAGACAATGAAGGAGATGCAGTGAGCTTGGCAGAAAAAAGAACAATGACTTTTAGCAGAAGAAAAATATTAATGACTTCAACACCAACAATTCGTGACATGAGTCGTATTGAACAAGAATATTTAGAGTCAGATATGCGAAGGTTCTATATTCCATGTCCTTTGTGTGGAGAATATCAATATTTACAGTGGTCACAAGTTAAATGGGAAGATAATGACCCTAAAACAGCAAAATATGAGTGTGAGCATTGCAGAGGAAAATTTGAAGAAAGACATAAGCCAGAGTTTTTAGCAAAAGGAGAATGGAGAGCGACTGCTCCTTTTGATGGAATTACTGCTGGATTTCATTTAAATGGTTTATATTCACCTCTTGGCTGGAAAAGCTGGGAAGAGATTGTTAGTGATTTTATAAAAGCAAAAAGTGATGCTCCAAGATTAAAAAGTTTCGTAAATACAGTTTTAGGCGAAACATGGGAAGAAGATTATGCAGCTAAAGTTGGTACAGATGTACTTATGGAACGTGTTGAGTCTTATGAGTCTAATATGATACCAGAGAAGGCTGTTGTTCTGACAGCAGGGGTTGACGTACAAGACAACCGACTTGCAATATCTGTTTGGGGTTGGGGTCGTGGTGAGGAGGGTTGGCTTATAGATCATCAAGAAATATATGGCGACCCAGCAAGATCAGAACTATGGAAGCAATTAGATCAGCTTTTACTAAGGCCATTTAGACATGAACTTGGAAATGAATTTAAACCTGACATTATTGCTGTTGACTCTGGTGGTCACTTTACTTCAGAAGTTTATGCTTATACAAGAGATAGAAGAAAACATGGAGTAATAGCTATAAAAGGTGCAAGTATAAAAGATAAACCTCCTATTGGAAAAGGTAAAAAATTAGATTTAAATTGGAAAGGGCGAGTAATAAAACAAGGAGCAGAATTGTTCACAGTTGGTACAGATACAATAAAAACTACATTATTTTCAAGATTACGTCATAACGATATGGGGGCTGGTTATCTTCATTTCAACGTAAATGCTGATGAAGAATATTTCAAACAATTAACAGCAGAAAAACAAGTCATAAGATATGTCAAAGGATTTCCAATAAGAGAGTGGGTCAAAAAATCATCAGCAAGAAATGAAGCTCTTGACACGCTTGTTTATGCTTATGCAGCTTTGCATAGACTTTATCAAAAGCGTGATAGAAGAACAATTTGGGACAATTATGAAGAAAGAGGGCGAATTAAGGGCAAAATAAAGGATGATAAGAACTATTTAGATGAGTTAAGATACAAAAAGAAGGCACAAAAGCCAAAATTTGTTTCTCAATGGTAAATTTATGAAATTTCCACAAAAATTTAGGGCTGGCGATTTTATCCAGTGGCGACTTAATTCAACTACTGATAATTTTAATGAACCTATTTCAAGTCCTGATTGGACAGTAATTTATTATTTTAGAACTAATACTATTCCTATAGGTGCAACAGCGACAAGCTCTGCACATTTAGATGGTTTTCAATTTAGTTTAGCTTCAAATGTAACTGAAACTTTTTCAACTGGTTTTTGGTATTATCAAGCGGTTGCAAATAAATCTGGTGCAGAGAAACAAACAATAGCATCTGGAAAATTTGAAGTTTTACCAAATCTTACTTTTAGTGGTACTAATCCACAAGCTTTTGATGGTAGAACTCAAGCTCAAAAAGATTTTGATGCAATTGAAGCAGCTATAAGAGCAATCTATTCTGGTGGTGTTGTACAAGAATATAAAATTGGCAATCGTGATGTTAAAAAATATGATCTATCTGAGTTAATAATTTTAAGAGATAAATTAAAAGCAATATTAGTAAGAGAGAAAAAAGCAGAAATGATTGCCAACGGTTTAGGTAATCCCCATAATCTTTATATAAGAAACAGAGGTTAATTATGGCTTGGCACACTCCTATCTCAAAACTTTTTATAAAAGAACCAGAGGTAACAAAATTAAAACGCAGACGTTATGCGGGAGCAGCTTTATCTCGTTTAACTGAAGGTTGGGTAACTGGCAACACTTCCGCAGATGCAGAAATAAAGACGAGTTTAAAGAAATTAAGAGATCGTAGCAGACAATTATGTAGAGATAATCCTTATGCAAAGCAAGCTAAGAGAACAACACAAATTAATGTAATTGGTCAAGGTATAAAACTTCAATGCAATGTACCTTCTATTCGTGGGAAGAAAAAAGATAAAAGATTAAGCATGATGATTGAAAAAGCTTGGAGAGAATGGTGCAAAAGAGACTATTGTGATGTTTCTGGTCAAAAAAGCTTTTTTATGTTGGAAAACATGATGGTTGGAGCTTTAGTTGAAAGTGGCGAGGTATTTTTTAGGATTGTTCGTAGAAAATTTGGTCGCAGTAAAGTAGGTCTTGCTTTAGAAATTATTGAATCAGATTTAGTTGATGATGATTATACTGGTAAAGTTTTGCGAAAAGGCAATGAGTGGAGAATGGGTATTGAAGTTGATAAATTTGGAAGGCCACAAAGATATGCTTTTTTAAATAGACATCCAGGAGATTATTTTTTTAAAGACAATTACACAGAACAAAAACATACGATTGTAAATGCTAGTGATATTATTCATTTGTTTTTACCGGAAAGACCCGCACAAAATAGAGGAGTTCCATTTTTTAGTTCAATAATGGATGATATGCACCAATTATCTGGCTATGAAAGTGCAGCAGTTATTCGTGCAAGAGCAGGGGCATCTTTAATGGGTTTTATAAGCTCTTCTGAAGGTGAACTTGAAGCAGATGATGTTGAAGCGGAGCAAAGACTTACAGATTTTGAAGCTGGAGTTTTTAAATATTTAAATCCAGGTGAAGAAATTACAGTTCCAAACATAAGTTCTCCTGATGCACAATATGAAAGTTTTGTAAGAGCAAAAATTAGAAGGTTTGCATCTGGTTTAGGAGTTTCTTATGAAACTATAAGTCGTGATTTTAGTGAAACAAATTACAGCAGTTCAAGATTAAGTTTGCTTGAAGATAGAGAGCATTGGAAAATGTTACAAACGTATTTTGTAGAGAATTTTCATCAAAGAGTTTTTGAAGAATTTTTGGATGCAGCCGTTTTGTCAGGAGTATTAAATCTGCCAGATTATGAATTAAGTCCAGAAAGGTATGGTAGTCCAAAATGGCAAACAAGAGGTTGGAGTTGGGTTGACCCTAAGAAAGAAATAGAAGCATTTAGACTTGGTGAAGCTGCAGGTTATTATTCTAAATCTCAAATCACATCTATGTTAGGTATTGATTTTGAAAGTAATGTAGAACAAATTAGGGCAGAAAAAGAAACATTAAATGAATTTGGAGTGCAATTAGACCTTGATTTAGACGGTTCAACGTCAATTAGTGGAGAATAAGCGTTTATTCCTTATCACAATGCGGACAGCTAGGACTAATAATTTTTTTCTGCAATATAGAAGTCAAAAATAAAATCGCAACTAAAGAGGGTGGTTGATCTTTCTCCTCGCTAAACATCATTTTTACATTGCTATCTGGGAAAGAAATTCCATCATGTAAAACGCAAACAGTATTTTCTGCATATTTGTCATTTTCAACTTGGCTAAAAACATAGCCATCTTCCCCATTGTTCATAGTCACAGGGGTAAGGTTAAAATCTGTGAAATTGTAACCCATTTCTGTAAGTCCTATTTCTAGGTGTCTTATAAATTGCTCTGTATTTTTATGTGGTGTATGTTTCTGTGACATTTAGCTTCCTCCTAATCTGTAAGCTGCTCTTCCGTTTACTTGTCTGTTAAGACCTACATTGCTACCCGCAGAAGCCCCAGCCTGAGCAGCGTTACCATATACACCGCCATAACCGCTACTTGTACCTGTTCTTGGATACATTTGTTTCTGCAAAGCTAGTGAAGCTTGGTACTCTTTTTTGTTTTTGTCCTGTAATGCAAGGGCAGATATATGTGTGTTATTAATTGTTCTACCTACTTCATTGTCAACTTGCTTCATTTCAGTCAACCTTTTAGAAACTGTATAAGCCCAGCCTTTCCTAAATATATAGTTAAAGCATCTGTCTCCTTTCTCTTGATCTTTTTTAGCTTTTTTAAGGTCAACAAGTAGTTGGTCAAGTAAGTACTCACAGTACAAAATAATTTGTATCTTGTTTCCTTTGGTTGCAAAAACGTCAATTTCGCCCTGTCCTGTCAAAACTTGGCCGTTGAAATAATCTGCAACTGCTTGCACAATAATCACAGTAGCAGGGTCTAGTCTTGTGTTTTTTGTTCTGCCTTTGCTATCTACATATAACCAGTGAACAGCTTTGTCATTTTCTGGGTCGTAGCTATCTATTGCAAGGTTGCGTTCTAAGTCTTGCATTGTCATGTTGCGTTTTGCTAGTTGCTCTTGTAATTTGCGTTCTGCAACTTCACGTTCGCCAGCGTTAGAACTACCTGTAAGTCCTAATAGTTTTGCTAAAAAGCTTGTGTCTCTCACAATAAAATCCTCAATGGGGTTTGCAGTTCGGGTTATCATTCCCTAACTATTTATAATATAACATATATACTAAGCAAATGCAAATTGGTTTTTCCTTGTTTTGAAGTATTATGTTGTATATCTAACATTTGATGTATGGCGAATGTCAACGGCACTGAAATAGATTTATTTCCTACTGAGGGAATGAAAACTGCTGCAAAAAAATATAAAAAATGGAAAAGTGAAGGTAAAAAAGGTGGAACTCAAGTTGCTGCTGTAAGAGCAACCCAAATCATAAACGGAAAAGAGCTATCCCCTGACGTTGTAATGCGTATGCACTCATTTTTTGCAAGGCATGAAGTTGATAAAAAAGCAGAAGGATTTAGTGCTGGAGAAAAAGGCTACCCATCAGCAGGGGCCGTCGCATGGCACGCTTGGGGAGGTGACGCAGGATTTAGTTGGAGTAAAAGAAAATCTGCCGCAATAAAAAAAGCAAGAGAACGATTTGATAATGGAGAGTTTACTGAAGAAAGACCTTATCCAAATGAACACGCTGCACGAATACGCAGACCAGACCAATATGATACATTTCGTAGAGTTAAAGATAGGGGCGGTAGGGGTATTGATTTTATTTTTGGTATAAAGGAAGATATAGATGAGGTTGAACTTCAATCTATAAGATTCAAACTTAGTATGTTCTCTGCGGAGGAAGCTCGTACTTGGTTACAAGAAAATGAGTACAATGCTATTAAGTTTGAACCAGCAACTAACGAAAAAACTATGGCACAAAAAACTTTAGATATGCCCCCAGAACAGAAAGCTGCTCCTGACGAATTAAAAGTTGGAGATTTTGTTTCTTGGAATTCAAGCGGTGGCAGGGCAAGAGGTATTATTGAAAGAATCGTTCGAGATGGTTCTATTGATGTACCTGACAGTTCTTTTACTGTGAATGGAACGCCAGATGACCCAGCAGCCTTAATATGTGTTTATAGAAAAGCTCCAGATGTTGCTGGATTTTTTAAAACAGATGTAAAAGTTGGTCATAGATTCAGCACATTAACAAAAATTGCTGATTTACCTTTAGCAGAAGGCTACGACAATAAACAATATGGAAAAGATGACGAAGAGAAATCAAATGATGAAGAAATACAACAATATAGAAAACTAAATCTTGAAGAATTAAAAAAACGAAATAAAGGCGAGTCACTTATTCAAACAAGAGAATTAAAAGCTCAAATTGAATCAGATGGTAATGAGCTTTATATGAGTTTTAGCTCTGAAGAACCAGTTCAACGATATTTTGGAACTGAAATACTCTCTCACGAGCAAGGGGCTGCTGACTTATCTCGTTTAAATAATGGAACTGCTCCATTTCTTTGGAATCACAATCGTGATGAAGTACTTGGAGTTGTTCAAAAAGCTGAGATTGGAGAGGACAAAAGAGGATATGCAAGTGTTAAATGGAGCAGAAATCCTAACGCAGTAGAAAAACGGACAGATGTGGAAGATGGAATTATTTCTCAAGTAAGTTTTGCCTATCAAATTAATGAAATTGAAGAACGTGGCGATCAAATGGTCGTTACAAAATGGAAAGCTATGGAGGTATCACTGGTTTCAGTGCCAGCAGATTCAACAGTTGGAGTAGGGCGAAGTATAGAAGAAGAGGATAGTATAGATACTATGAAGGTTGCAGAATCTCCACCAAAAGATGATGCAGCCAACCTAGAGCAATCTAGGGAAGCTTTGACGGCTCAAGCTCCGTCATCTAGTCCAAATCTCACTTCCAACAATATGGAGCAAAAACCAGAAACGGAAGCTGCAAGCAAAGCCGTTGAAGCAGAGCAAAAACGCAGTGAAACCATAATTATTGCTGAAAGAAATCGCAGCAATGCGATTACAGCAATGGGCGAGAAATATTCTTGTCCAGATTTAGCACATAAGTTAAATCAAGAGGGTGCATCAATAGAAGATGCCCGCAACGCAATTAACACTTACAGGGAGGATCGTCTTAACACTGTGGAACAACAAATTCAAACAAAATCATCAGAAGTTGGTTTAGACCAAAAAGAGGTCAAAAGATTTTCATTTACAAGAGCTTTACACGCTTTAGCAAATCCTAGTGACAGGGCTGCACAAGAAGCTGCTGCATTTGAAAGAGAAGTTTCTGAGGAAGCATCTAAGCGTTATGACAAGCCGGCAAGTGGTATTCTTGTGCCAAATGAGGTACTTGCTAGGGATTTAAATGTTGGCACTGCTACTGCTGGTGGAAACCTTGTTGCTACTGAACTTCTTTCTGGTTCATTTATAGATATTTTGAGAAATCGCATGGCGGTTATGGCTACCAACCCAACCACCTTGACAGGATTATCAGGCAACGTAAGTATTCCAAGACTTACACAAACCGCTACTGGATTTTTTGTTGGAGAAGGTTCTGCTCCTAGCGAATCACAACAGGCTTTCGATCAGGTCAACATGACACCAAAAACGGTTGCAGCATTTGTTGACTATTCTAGACGCTTGTTATTGCAGTCATCTATAGACGTTGAAAGTATGATTAGAGATGATTTGGCAAAGATAATAGCTACAAAGTTAGACCACACAGCGATTTATGGTACTGGATCTTCAAATCAACCTTTAGGTATCAAAGACACCAGTGGAATCGGCTCACAAACAATTACTACATTTGGTACTTTTGAGGAGTACATTGGTATGGAAACAGACGTTGCAGCAGCTAATGCTGATGTAGCTAATATGTTCTACCTAATCAATGCTTCTGCTAGAGGTGCATTAAAATCAACAGAAGTTGCGTCTGGTACAGGTAAGTTCGTTTTTGAGAATAACGAGATCAATGGTTATCCAGCAGTTACAACAAATCAACTTGCAAATAATGATGTTTTATTTGGAGACTTCTCACAATTTGTAATGGGATTCTGGTCAGGTCTTGACCTTACTGTTGACCCATTTGCTGGAGCAACAAGTGGTAATGTAAGAGTTATCGCACTTCAAGATGTTGACTTTGCGGTTAAACAGGCTGGAGCTTTCTGTTTCGGTACATAATAAGCATGAAAGTATCGCTTCTTAGAAACACAATGATAGCTGGCACTCCAAAGAGTGCCGGCTCTATTGTTGAGGTTGAACAACATATTGGCGATATGCTTATTGGAATCGGTAAAGCTGAAGCTGTGGTCAAAGCTTGCAAAGCACCAATAGCAAAGCCAAAAACGGAAAAACGGATGAAAAAAGAATCTAACTTAGGCTCAATGACAAAAGCTGAGTTAGAAACTTATGGTCGTACTATCGGCTTAGAACTTGATAAAAGACTAAACAAAACTACGCTTCTTACACAGATTGAAGAGGCAACAAAACAAATAGAGGTAAATTAAATGTCTGTTTTACAGCAAAATTTAGACAAACTAACTGTGACGGCTGGGGTCGCAACTGCAGCAAAAACAGCTACAGCTACGAGTGCAGCCATTGACTTATTAGAGTTTGATGGTGATGTTTTGTTGATTTTGGACAGTGCTGCCGGCACTGGCTCTAGTCCAACTTTGGATGTAAAATTAACTGAATGTGATACAACTGGTGGTACTTATACAGACTTATCTGGTGCAACATTTACTCAAGTAACAGATTCAGCATCTATGCAAACACTTGTAATATTAAAAGATAGTGCAAAAAGATTTGTAAAAATTGTACAAACAATAGGTGGCTCAACACCCTCATTTACTTTCAGCATCAATTTAATTGGTGTTAAAAAGTATAGTTAAAATATACAGCCCTCTTTTGAGGGCTTTTAAACATGATTATTGACGAAAATTTAGATACTTTCTTTTTTGACTTAGGTCAAGATGTTTATTTCAAAAATAAAAAGAAAAAAGGTCTTTTAAATATGCCTGACGAGATCCTTGCTGGTGATTTAATGATTTCGACTGATTATGTATTACAGGTGCAAACCAAAGAATTTGAAGATGTTGTTTTAGGTGATACTTTGACAATAATAGTTAATGAAGTTCGTGAACATTATGAAGTTAAAAGTAAACGCATGGAAGATGACGGCAAACTTTCTGTAATATCATTAAGTAAAACATGAGTACAAAAAGAGAAGCCATACTTTCAAGACTTATTACTCAGTTAGCTGGTACTGCTGGTGTTGGAACAAATATTTTTAGAAGTCGTGTCACACCTGTTTCAAGGTCAGAAGGTTCTGTTTTAATAGTTGAGCCTATAAGTGATAATTGTGAAGTAAGAGCTAATAAGTTTCAATGGACATTAAATGTACGATTGAGTGTTATTGTTCGAGGTTCTGCAACTCAAACAGCAGATCAAGCTGCTGATGCAACAGTTAAGTCTATACATGACAAAATTGTTAGTGATGTTACTCTTAATGGTAAAGCTGTTGATATGACCCCTAGAAATGTCTCATTTGATTTAATTGATGGCGACCAACCTAGCGGAGTGGTATCTTGCGATTATATTATTATATATCAGACATCAACTACTGATTTATCTACTTAAATCACGCTATTATGGAAGATAAGTATGCTGGTCAAGGAGGTCATTACCTCATTGACCCCAAAACTGGTAAGAAAAAGCTGATTAGGCAAACTCTACCAGCCCAACCAACAGAATCTTTACCACAAGAGGAAACTTCAAATGCCAAAGAGGACTAGACTAAGAGCTTTACTCGCAAAAGATGAAAGCTCATATGGTAGCGACCCTACAGCAACAGGGTCAGCTAATGCTATCTTATGTACTGAACTTTCAATTGAGCCTATTCAGTCTGATGAAGTTTCAAGAGATTTAATAAGAAGTTATCTTGGTAATTACGATACTCTTTTAGCAAATACTCGTGCACAGGTAACAATAACGGTCGAAATGGCTGGAAGTGGCTCGGCTGGAACGGCTCCTCATTATGGAGTTTTGCTTACTAGCTGCGGTATGTCACAGACAATAGCTTCCGGAACATCTGTTACTTATGCTCCAGTAAGTAGTGGGTTTGACTCCTGTACTATCGTTTATAACGCAGATGGTGTACAACATAAACTGACAGGATGTAGAGGAACATTTTCAATAAGCTGTGAGGTGGGTTCAATACCTACGATTACTTTTGTTATGACAGGTCTTTACAACACTGTTGTTGATGCAACAATGCCGACTTGTACATTTCAAAACCAAGCCAACCCTCTTGTTTTCAAACAAGGAAATACAAGTGCTTTTCAATTTCAAAGTTTTGCTGGAGCATTACAATCATTTACCTTTGATATGAATAATGAAATTGTTTATCGTGAATTAGTTGGTGGTACAAAAGAAGTAGTTTTAAATGATAGGTCACCCTCTGGCACAGTTCAAATTGAAAATGTTGCATTATCAGCAAAAGATTATTTTGCAAATGCTCTTAACAATGTAAGCGGAAACAATACATTCTTACATGGAACTTCTGCTGGTAACAAGTTGACAGTTACTATGCCAAAAGCAAATATTACTGCCCCAGCTTATGCTTCTGTAGATGAGATTGATATGCTTGATCTTGCATATACCGCAGTTCCTAACAGTGGTAATGACGAAATAAGTCTTGCATACACCTAAAAATATTTGCTCTTTTCAGAATATTGGTTAAACTGTGCGTTACATGGTTTAACCTTTTTTTATGGCATTAATTATCAACAAAGTTAAGTCTTTTAAATGGACTGTTGACTACGAATATCCTGATGATGATGATTTTGTAGAAGTAAAATTTAAAGCAATTTTTAAACGGATGCCACAAAAATTTTTAACTGAAATGGCAAAAAAAGCAACACCTAAAAAAGACAAGCTCGGTAATGAAATTTTAGATTTTGACCCTGCTGATTTATGTAAAAAAGTTGTCATAGGATGGGAAGAAGTTTATATTACAAATGAAAATGGAGAAGAAGAGGAGGTTCCATTTAATAAGGAAAATCTTGATAATTTACTTGAAATACCATTTTTAAGTACATATTTAACTAAATCATTTTATGAAGGTCAAACAGGTAAGAAACTAAAAAACTTAGAGGGGCAGTAGATCATCTTATAAATGGCGGTGTTGAAGATAAATCACATGATGATGCTGCTGTTTTAGGTATCAAAGGATTGCCCCAGCAAAGAGAAGAAAAAGATTTTGAGGTATGGGAAGAGAATTGGGAATCTGTAATGTTTTTTATAAAAATGATGACTCAGTGGAGAACAACTATGGGAGGTGTGATAGGTTTAGATTATTCTGTTTTACAAATGCTGTTTGACTTGTATGATGTAAGTAATCGCAAAGAAATTTTTGAGAATATACAAGTTATGGAACAGGAGGCAATGATGCACATGAATAAGGAGAAAAAATAATGGCTTTAAATTTAGATACTACTTTTAAACTAAAAGCAAAAGTTGAGGGTGCGAGGTCAGTTCAAGATTTTAAAAAACAACTCACTGGCCTAGATAAAAGCTCAAAAATGAGTAAAGCTCAGTTGGGTAAAATGAATATAGAAATAAATAGGATGGCAAGGGCTGCTGGTAATACAACAAAAGGTCTAAGAAATCATATTAAAGCACTTACATTATTAAGAGAAAGAACAGAAATTGGTGGTCGTGCTTATAAAAGATTAGGAGGTCAAATTGATGGACTAAAAAGAAAGTTAAAAAGTCTTGATGGACAAGCAGCAAGTACAGGAACAAGACTTGCTTCAATGCTTGCTACTGTTGGAGTTGGAAGAGCAATAGGTGGAGTTATAAGAGGTGCGTCAAACTATGAAGAAGAAGTAAAGAAAACGGCTGCTATCGAAGGAGGTGGTGCTAATTTTGCACAAATTGATGAAAGCATAAGAGCCACAGCCCAAGTCGCTGCTGGCACACCTCAAGAAGTTGCAGAACTAGCAACATCATTAGCAAGGGCTGGTTTTGATGCTGACCAGATAAGTGGTTCACTAAATGGGATTGTTTTAGGTGCTGAAGCAACACAAACTGCTTTTTCTGATATGGGTTCTATTGTTGCAAATAATATTAATGCTTTTGGTTTAGAAGTTAAAGACACAGAAGCTCTTGTTGATATTTTGGTTGCATCAGCTAACAGTGCAAACCAAACTGTCACAGACTTAGGAGAATCATTGAAATTTGCTGCCCCTGTTGCCAAAGCATTTGGACTTACTGTTAACGATACTGCTGCAACTGTTTCTCTTTTAGCACAAGCGGGAATCAAAGGTAGTGAAGCTGGTACTGCACTAAGAAGTGGTCTATCAAGATTACAATTAGCAGCAACAGGAGCAGAGGGTCGTTTGCTTGGAGTGAGTCGTGGAAGTCAAATGTTGGCAAAAGGTATGAAAGCATTAAGTTCAGAAATTTTGGATGCTAATGGTCAACTTAAACCAATGGATGAAGTTTTAATTACATTAAAACGTGATTTAGAAGGTATTGAAGATATGGGTCAAAGAGCAGAAATCACTAAAGCCATTTTTGGTCAAGAACAAGGTTCAAAATTTTTAGCATTGCTTGGTAGAAGTGAAGAAGAAATAACAGGTATGTTTGAAGCCGTTAGAAATAGTCGTGATGTCACAGAAAGGACTAGAGAAGCAATGTCTAGTTTTGGACTTACAACAAAAATTTTGGGAGGTAACTTTGAAGTTGTCACTAATCAAATAGGTGCTGCTTTTATTGCTGTTTTACATCCATTAGCAAAACTTTTAAATAGTCTTTTAACTGCTGCTTCAAAACTTCCAACACCTATCAAGGGTATTGCTTCAGCTTTTGCTGCAATGGGGCTAGCTGCTTTGTCAGTCAAAACAACAATGATTGCTTTTAATTTAACTCTTGGTAAAACTGTTTTAATGACAAAATTTGTTGCTGGATTAGCTGCAATAAAAAAAGGATTTATTGCAGCAAAAGTAGCAGTGTTAGCTTTTAATGCGACTAACCCTGTGGGATGGATTGCTTTAGGTGTTACAGGATTAATAGTATTTAAAAAACAAATTAAAGAATTTATAAATAAATTAAAAGAAATTGGAGATGCTGTTAAGACGTTTATTTTTGATAGAATTTTAAAATTATATAATAAGCTTCCTGATTTTCTAAAAAAAATTATTTCTGGCTCTGCAAAAGAAATAAAAATTGTTGTTGAAAAAGGGCAAGAAGTAGCTGGTAATGTAATTACCACTGTAAGTGAGGGTGCATCAAATATTCTTGGTGGTGGTGAGGGCGTTGGTGTTGATGAAGGTACAGCAAATAAACAAAATCAAATTATAACTGGCATGAAAAACGCATTAGAAGAGTACAGAACAAAAGCAGCAGACGTTGCTACTCAAGTTAAAGATGCTATGGGGAACGCTTTGCAAGGAATGGAAGATGCTCTTGTTAATTTTGTAATGACAGGAAAATTGGCTTTTGGAGATTTAGCAAGATCAATAATTGCTGATATTGCGAGAATTGCAATAAGGTCTGCAATTATAAAACCTTTATTAAGTGCTTTCAATATAGGCTTAGAATCAGCAAAAGGTAATGTAATAGCTGGTGGAAAACACGTTAAAGAATACGCTTATGGAGGTGTAGTTTCACGCCCAACCGTTTTTCCTATGAAGAATGGATTGGGTCTTATGGGCGAAGCTGGTCCAGAAGCTATACTTCCGTTGCAAAGAGGAAGAGGTGGAAAGCTTGGAGTTATTGCAGAAGGCGGTGGTACAACTAATGTTGTTGTTAATGTAGATGCTTCTGGTAGTTCTGTTAAGGGTGATTCTGAAGGTCAAGAGTTTGGTCAGGCTATAGCAACTGCTGTTCAATTAGAATTAGTTAAACAAAAACGTAGTGGAGGTTTACTTGCCTAATGACATTTACTTTCCCTTCTATAGAACCAAGTTTTGGCTTACAAAAAACTTCTTCGCCAAAAACTACAGAAATTCAATTTGGAGATGGTTATATTTCAAGAGCTAATTTTGGATTAAATCAAAATCCTAAAACATATAATTTAGTTTTTAAGAACATAACATTAACAGACTCTAATACAATTGAAAACTTCTTGGATGCCAGAGCTGATGATGCAGCTAGTTTTTCATTTACACCTCCACAAGAATCAAGTGCATCTCAATTCGTATGTAAGCAATGGTCAAAAACTATAGATTTTCCAAACTTAGCTACAATAACAGCAACATTTGAGGAGGTATTTCAGCCATGACAATACCAGTAGAGCAACTGCAAAGCTTGAATGGTTTTACAATTATTGAGTTATTTGAACTCAAATTAATACAAGATATTCATTATTCACAAGATAATCCACCAACAGTAGTTTTATATAGATTTCATGCTGGTACGAATGAAATTAATAGTGATATAAAATGGCAGGATAATATTTACAATGCCATAGCTTGCAAAGCTGAAGGTTTTGAAACTGGTGATAATACTGTTATGGCAAGACCTACACTTACATTTGCAAATAATCTTGGCACTTTTTCAACTTTAATCGAATTGGTAAATAATTTCAGTAATTTTAATGATTTAGCAAGAGCAGAAGTAAAAAGAATTAGAACATTAGCACAGTTTTTAGATGATTCTAATTTTTCTGGTTCTACTGGGAATCCTTATGGAACAGCAGATAGATCTAAAGAATTAGAACAGCAAGAATTTCTAATAAATAAAAAAGTTATAGAAAACAATCAGATATGTACTTTTGAGCTTGTTAATACAATAGATTTTGAAGATTTGCAATTACCAAAATTACAAATTACAAAAGATAGATTTCCTGCTGTTGGTAGTTTTGTATTTCAATGAACTGGAAAGAAGAAGCTAAAAAACATTTTATCAAGTGCAAACCCGCAGAGGGTTGTGGTTTATTGGCACAAAAAAGTGGTGTTGATTTCTTTTGGCCCTGTGAAAATATTGCATCGCAAATTGAAGATGAAATTACTTTTGCATTGAATCCTAATGATTTTGCTGCCTGTGAAGATAGTGGAGCCAAGGTTTTAGCAGTTTTACATTCTCATGTAGAAGGCAGTGCAGATCCATCAGATGCCGATAAAAGTAATTGTAAAATTTTTATGTTGGATTGGTATATTTATTCTATACAAGATGATAATTGGCATTATATGAGGACAGAATCATGATGAAAAAAATTAAATTATATGGCCCTTTGCGTAAATTATGTAAAGTAAATGAATTTGAAGCAGATGTATCAAATGTAGATCAAATTTATAGTTATTTAAAAGTAAATTATCCACAATGTCAGGAACATTTATTAGAAGCTTTTTATAATGTTCAGATGAATAATAGTGATATTACTTTTAAAAATATGGTTCTTAAGGGTAAGGGAGAAATAAAATTAATACCAATGATAAGTGGTAACTTTTTCCAAGCCTTTTTTATAACATTAATTGGTGGCTGGTTTAATACATCTTTAACTTCATTACAAGCTTTTTATGCTGCACTGTCAGTTGGAGCGTTATCTTTTGTTGCTAACTTATTAGCACCAGTTCCTCAAGCTCCAGATGCAGATCCACAGGTTGAATCTTTTCTAACTAATCAAAATGCCAATACAACAAAAGCTGGTGGAGCAGCACCTTTAGTATTTGGTGAATGTTTAGTTGGTTCTGTTGTAATCAGTGCTGGTGCTGATACAGTAGAAGTATTTGATATTACTCCATAAGTAAGACATGGCTAGAGAAATAAGTAATAATGATTTTATTCTCAAAGAAGATTTACCTGATGATGATATAAAAACTGTTCAATTTGTAACTTTGCTAGATTTAGTTTCTGACGGAGCTGAAATAGAGGGTTTTTCTACACCATCAAAGGAAGGATTGCAAATATCAGCTACAGACTCAATATCAACAGATTATATACAAGCGGCACAAAAAGACATTTTTTTAGATGGCACTCCTATTAGATCATTTGGTGGAGTTGAAAATATTCCTAATACCTCTATATCCTTGAGAGTTGGTAAAGAGAATCAAACAATAATGTCTGGTGTTAATGAACTAAGGCAAAGTGTAAACGTAAGTGGTGCATCTATTGCTGTTAAAAATAATAAAGATCCCGAACAATTTAAAAAATCAGTAACTATAAATCAGGGAATTGATATTAATAGTATTCCAAGAGCAGTCATAGTTACTTTAACTTGGAATAGTTTAAGGCAGACAGATAGAGAAACAGGAAAAACTAATCCTGGTCTAGGAATTAATTTTGGCCCTCATAGAAGTGATGAGAATAGACCTGAAGGTAATGATACGAGCAAAGGCGGAAATGGAGAAAGAAATTTTAATAATTCTGTTTTGCCTCGGATTAGGATAAAAGATACCTTTGGCAATGTTATACAGAACAAGTTTTTTAAAGTAAATGGGCGTTCAATGGGTCGATTTAGTAAAGATTTTAGAATAGATATAGTAGAAAATATTGACTTTACTAATTTTCAAACTGCAAGTTCAATTTTTCCTCTCACCTTAGAAGTTTTAAGAGATGATACAGAATTTAGAGTTAATCCAACGATAGGAAATGGACCTTTTGATGATGACGGAGAACTTAGATTAGAAGAAGGTACATTAAGATTTACTGAATTTTTCTTAACAAGTGTTCAAGTTGTTACACCTCAAATACCAACAAAAACTGAATTTAAGAATACAGCGTATATTGGATTGCGATACTCAGCAGAACAGTTTCCTAATATTCCACAAAGAAAGTATTTCATTAGAGGTATAAAGGTAAAAGTTCCAACTGGTACAAATAACGGTACAGTACCAATTAATTCTGAAAATGGAAGAATACTTTACCCAGCAAATCCATCATTTCAAGAATTAACTACAGATAAGCATTGGACATCAGATCCAGTATGGATTTTATACGCATTACTTACTGAAGATTATGGTTTAGGTATATCAGATTTAAAGATTGATAAAGCATCTTTTTTTGCTGCTAGTCTTTATTGTGCTACTCCAGTTAAATCAGATGAAATAGCCCCAAGGTATTCATTTAATGGTGTTATAAAAACAAGAAAAAAAGCACTTGAGATTGTCAGAGAAATTGCTGGAATGATAAGAGCGACTTTATATTATAGAAATGGATCTCTTAAGATTGCTATTGATAAACCAGAAACGGTTGTATCTTATTTATTTACCAACGCAAATGTAGTTGATGGTTTATTTAATTATTCTGGAGTTAACAGAGATAAAAAATTTAATCAAGTAAATGTTTCTTATTTTAATAATGAAATACAAGATAAAGATGTAATTTCTGTAAGAAACTCTATACCACCACTTAAAGATTTAAATCAAACTAATATTCAATCTTTATACACCACTGATAGAAAACAAGCAATTAGGTTTGGTAAATCAATTTTATATACTTCTAACTTTGAAACTGAAGTAGTTACTTTTGAGTGTGGAATAGAAGCAGCTTGTATATTGGAACCTTTTCAAATAATAAAAATTGCAGATCGAACAAAAGAGATAATTAGAGCAAGTGGAAGAATTAAAACAGTAACAAGTTCGACTGTTCTTGTTGTTGATGACAGTACAAATACTTCTGTTGGTATTGTTGGCGATGTGTTTTCTGTTATTGATAAAAATGGAGGAGTTCAAGAAAGAACAATAGATGCGGTGTCTGGTAGTACGATTACACTATCTTCAGCTTTAGCCCCAGAACCTCAAGCTGGAGGAATCTGGGCTGTAAAAACTGGTAATGTACAGCATAGAAAGTATAGAGTTACAAATATAAAACAAAAAGATAATTTTGTTTTTTCAATTACAGCAATTATTTATGACGATAATAAGTATGATTTTATAGATAGAGAAGATTCAACTAATTTTGGGGTTGGTTTAAAACCTACTACTCTATTAGACCCCATACCTTCTCCATCTATAGCACAGGTAGAAGAACAGCTTGTTGTTGTAAATAGCAGAGCACAAAGTCAAATAGTTTTGGATTTTGGTCATGTAAATGGTGCTAGAAGTTATCAAGTAACTTATACAGAGGATGGGGGCGATCCTATTGTTAATAATGTAAAAACTAATCAATTTATAATAAAAAATAACAAAGCTGCTTTTTACACCTTTACTGTTAGATCAATTACTTCAGCGTTTACCTTAAGTAGTCCTCCAACAACTACTAAATTAGACGCTGTAGGATTAAGGGCTTCACCTAATCCAGTAACAAACTTAAGAGCAGAGGAAAGTGGTGATAATTTAATATTAAAATTTGATAGATCAACAGATTTAGATGTTTTGTTTGGTGGATTTGTTGATGTTAAATTGTCACTTATTTCTGATGGTACAGCAACTTTACAAGACGCAAATCCTGAAAAACGTGTAAATGGAGATGTTAATGAAATTATATTTAACGATTATCAAAGCGGAGAATATTTTTTAAAATTTCTTGATGTAAAGTTAAATGAGTCAGAAACTGCTGCATCTGTTGTTGTTAATAGAACAATTGCTTCAAATAATTTAGTTGCTGCTCAAATTAGAGAAAATACAAATAATTTTGCTGGATCAAAAGTAAATTTAGAATACGACAGTGGTATTGGTGGTTTAAGACTGTCAAGTGCTATAACTTTTGATTCAATTACAAATTTTGATACTCTTACCGTTAATGGTATATCTACTGCCACTCTTGACTTAGTGACAGCAGGAGGAGGTAGTGGTATTCCAAGTGAAGGTATTTATACATTTGCTGCTAATGATATTGATTTAGGTGCTCCGTTCAGGTTTCATGTAGAACCACATTTTAAAAAATCTGGATTTGATACGGCTGGTCAATGGGATTCTTATACAGACAATATGGATGATTGGCCTAATATTTTTACTGGGAGTACAACAGTCGTTGAAAAAAGTGCAGATCTTGTTTTTCAAGTTGCAAAAAGTCAAACGGCTACAGCAAGTACAACCTTTGAAACTTTTGTTAATACTGACATGATTGCTCGAACTTTGACTTTTAGGGTTTTAGTTCAGAATCAAAGTACTTATGAAAATGTAGATATAGAAGAATTAGGAGTAAATTTAATATTCAGACCTAGAACTGAAAGAAGTATTGATTATCAATTTAATTCATCAGATAATGTTTCTGTAACAAATGGTGTTTTAACAAGTTCTAGCAGTGGAGCGACTACAGTAAGTTTTGTAAAAAAATTCTTTACAGGAACTACAGCTATTGGTGGAAGTACAGATAAATTTAAACCCGTGATATCTATAAATATAAATAATATGCAGTCAGGAGATTATTTTACGATATCTAATGTTACATCAAGCCAATTTGACGTTAGTATTAAAAATGGCTCTAGTTTTGTCGCTAGACAATTTACATATAGTGCTTTCGGGTATGGAGAAGGCTAGTATAATAGGAAAAACATAAGGTAAAATGACAAATACAAAACCTTCAGATTTATTTGTTGATGATGGATCTGGTGCGTCAGTAAGACAGGACTTAAATGATATTTTTGAAGCTTTAAGGTCAAATGGTGGAACTTTTCTTGGTGAACCTAGCACTAAATATGAATATATGTGGTATGCGGATACTACTCTCGATAAGATGTCTTTCTATAAATCAGATAAATCTACTAAAGTTGGTTTCATCTCATTAAATAACGGTAATTTTTTTGGCCCTAATGGTTCTGTCTCTAGTCCTTCTTATACTTTTACTAGTTCCACAAGTACAGGTTTTTATAGCCCTACTGCAAACCGAATAGGAGTTTCAAACGCTGGAGCAGAAACAGCATTATTTAAAGTAGATGGAGTTGATTTAAAAGGACATTTAAATGTCACCCCTTCTAGTGGTGAGGCTTTTATACAAGTACAAACCAATGTAGATAATGAGGAAGCATATATAGATTTTGTAACTGATTCAACATCATATACAGACTATGGTTTGCGATTGGCTAGAGATGCTGCTAACAATAGAGGTGTCAATGCAATTTCATCTTTAACACATAGAGGAACAGGTGACTTAAAAATACAAACACAAGATACTGCCGATATTTCTATTGAAACTAATAATCTTGTAAGATGGAAAATTAATTCTAATGGTGCTTTTGTTGCATCACATAATACACAAACTATACCAGCAAATGTTAATGTTACAGGTGCCATTCTGCCAAGAGGAATTGTAAGTAAACAAGGAGGAGCTAGTAATGCAACATTATCTGATAATCTATATAATTTTTATTGGAACAGTCCAAATTTAACTGCTTATGTTGATACTTCCCTTGTTGGGGTTGCTGCTACAAGTTCTGATTACAGAATCAAGCAAAATATAGCTCTACAAACTGAATCTGGAATTAATAAAGTAAAACTTTTAAAACCTTCAACTTTTCAAATTAAAGACTATCAGGGTATTTTCAAAGCAGATGGAATTACAAGAGAAGGATTTATAGCACATGAAGTGCAAGAAGTGATACCTAGTGGTGCAACAGGAACAAAAGATGGAGCAGATATCCAATCATTACAATTAGATGCAATCGTTTCTGTTTTAACAAAAGCATTACAGGAGGCAGTTGCTAAAATAGAAACATTAGAAGCTAAAGTGGCTGCTCTTGAGGCTTAACAATGACCGCTAAAACTGCTGTTAAAAACTTCACGATCCAACGTAGAGCAGACTTTCCAATGCGTCTTATATTTAAGGACTCTAATGGCACTGCTGTTGATCTTTCTGGTTTTATTGTCGATGCTGAAGTATGGAATAAAGAAAGAACATTTAAATATGCTGATTTTGCCGTAACTTATACTGACAGACCTAATGGCACTGTAGATTTAAAACTAACTGATACTGATACTGCAACATTCTTAGTAGATGAATTACAATATGATGTTTTGTTAACAGATCCTAGTGGAGATAAAATGTATTATTTAGAAGGTACACTATTTGTAAGTCAAGGTTACACCACATGAGTTCATCAAATCCTATAACCATTGTTGAAATTGTTACTCAAGGACCTCAAGGCGTTGCTGGTGCAGACGGAGCACAGGGGCCACAGGGAGAAGGTTCTGCAACAGTAAGTATAGGAACTGTTACTACTGGTAACTCTGGTTCTTCTGCAACAGTTACTAATAGCGGTACTACAACAGCAGCAATATTAGATTTTACGATACCGAAAGGAGATACTGGAAATACTGGAAGTCAGGGAATACAAGGTGTTGCTGGAAATGACGGTGCTGACGGTGCTGACGGTGCTGCTGCAACTATTACTGTTGGAACAGTTTCTACTGGTGCTGCTGGTTCTTCTGCAACTGTTACAAATTCTGGATCATCTAGTGCTGCAACATTTGATTTTGCTATCCCAAAAGGCGATAAAGGTGATACCGGAGAACAGGGGATTCAAGGGATTCAAGGGATTCAAGGGATTCAAGGGCCAGCAGGGAATGACGGAGCAGACGGAGCGATCAGTGATGGAGACAAGGGAGATATTGTTGTAAGTAACTCTGGTGCAACTTTTACTATTGATAATGGTGCTATCACAACTTCAAAAATAGCGGACGATTCAATCACCGCTTCTAAAATATCTAACAATTCTGTAACGGATGCAAAGCTTTCAAACACTTCTGTTACTGCTGGTAGTTATACAAATACAAATATTACAGTTGATGCAAAGGGAAGGATAACATCTGCTGCTTCTGGTTCTGCTGGTGGGGTGACTTCAGTTACAGGTTCAACACCAATAAGTTCATCAGGTGGATCGACTCCAGCTATCAGTATTTCCGCAGCTACAACATCTGCTGCTGGTTCTATGTCTGCCAGTGATAAAAGTAAACTAGATGGAATTGAAGCTTCTGCCACTGCTGATCAGACAGCTAGTGAAATAAGAACACTTGTCGAATCAGCTACAGATTCTAATGTATTTACTGATGCAGATCATACAAAGCTAAACGCAATAGAGGATAATGCTACTGCTGACCAAACAGGCTCAGAAATAAAATCTTTATACGAAGGAGAAAGTGATACAAATGCCTTTACTGATACTGAAAAAAGTAAATTAAGTGGTATAGAAAGCAACGCAACTGCTGATCAGACAGATGAAGAGATACAAGATATTGTTGGTGGTATGCTTACAGGTAATACTGAAACAGGTATAACAGTAACCTATCAAGATGCAGACGGCACTTTAGATTTTGTTGTGGCATCACAGACTGATGAAAATTTCACAACAGCAGATCACGCAAAACTTGATGGTATTGAAAGTAATGCTACTGCAGATCAAACAGATGCAGAGATAAAGACGGCATATGAAGCAAATGCAAACACTAATGTCTTTACTGACGTTGAAAAAGCTAAATTAACAGGCATAGAAACCAGTGCTACAGCAGACCAAACAGATGCGGAAATAAAAACAGCTTATGAAAATAATTCAGACACTAATGCTTTTACAGATGCCGAGAAATCAAAACTTGCTGCAATAGAAGCTAGTGCAGATGTCACAGATACAACTAATGTAGACGCTGCTGGAGCGGTAATGAATAGTGATACAACAACTGCTGGAATGAGTTTTGTTGTTGATGAAGATAATATGGCATCTAACAGTGCCACTAAAGTACCGACCCAACAATCAGTAAAAGCTTATGTAGATGCTAATAGTAGTGACACAACTTACACTGCTGGAACGGGTTTAAGTTTATCTGGTACTACATTTAATGTCGATCAGATAGCACTTACTACTGTACAAACAGCAGCAAATGAATCTGCACAGTTAGCACTTACAACCCAAGAAGGAGATATTGTTGTCAGAACAGATCAAAATAAATCTTATGTAAGAAATAGTGGAACTGCTGGCACAATGGCAGATTTTACCGAACTATTAACACCTACAGATCAGGTCTTATCTGTTAATGGTAATACCGGAGCTATAACGGCTGCACAGATAGCAGCAGCAGTAGAGGCAGCTTCAAACTCTAATACTTTCACAGATGATGATCATTCTAAGTTAGATGGAATAGATGTTGGAGCTAAAGACGATCAAACTTCTACAGAAATAAAAACTCTTTTACAATCAGATAAGTTAACTGTTAATGAAATAGCTGATGATGCAATCACAGCAGATAAACTAGCTAACTCAATAAACACAGAAATAGCAGCAAATACTGCAAAGGTTACTAATGCCACCCACACAGGTGATGTGACAGGTGCAACAGCTTTAACTATTGCTAATCAAGCTGTAACTTATGCCAAAATACAAAACGTATCAGCTACAGACAGGATTTTAGGAAGAGACTCTGCTGGTGCCGGTGTAATAGAAGAAATCACTCCAGCAAATTTACGCACCATGATAAATGTAGAAGATGGTGCTACAGCCGATCAAACAAAGTCAGATATAGATGCTCTTGGTATTGCAGCTACTACAGCAGCAACATTAGCTAATGCAAGAACTATAGCTGGTGCATCTTTTAATGGTTCTGCAAATATTGATATCTCATACACAGATTTAACTAATAAATTAACTGTTGGAGATGGTGGACTCACTCAAAATAACTTTACAGATGCTTTAAAAACAAAACTTGATGGAGCTAATGATGCGTCTAATCTTGATACAGGTACTATTTCAGCTTCTTTAGTACCTACATTAAACCAAAACACTACAGGATCAGCAGCTACGCTTACTACTGCAAGAAAGATTGCTAATGTTGATTTTGATGGATCGGCTGATATTGATATTTCATATTCAAATCTTACTAATCAGTTAACAGCTAGTGACATAAAAACTTTATTTAACAGCAGTGGTCTTGTTAACGCACAGATTGATGCAAGTGCAGCTATAGCTGGAACTAAGATATCACCTGATTTTGGATCGCAAAATATAACAACTACAGGTAAAGTTCTATTTGCAAATGTATATAGTGCTGAAAGTGATTTACCTAGTGCTAGTACTTATCATGGAATGTTTGCTCATGTTCATGCTACAGGAGCAGCCTACTTTGCTCATGCTGGTAACTGGATAAAATTAGCTCAATTAAATGGATCTGATAATTTAGATGTAGCTGGAGGACTTGATGTTACAGGCGATATTACCGTCACAGGAACAGTTGATGGTGTTGATATTGCTTCACTTAATACAACAGTAAGTGGTATTACATCTAACGCTACACATACAGGAGAAGTTACAGGGTCAACTGCTTTAACTATTGCAGATAATGTAGTTGATGAAGCTAATCTAAAAGTAAGTAATTCACCTACTAACGGTTATGTTTTGACTGCTCAGTCAGGTAATACTGGTGGTCTGACATGGGCTGCTGCTGCTAGTGGTTTAGTTGGCAGTTCAAACGAAAAGTTATTTGTGGAAGCAGAAAACCAAATGGATAACAGTTTTTCTACGACAGCAAACTTTAATTATGTAGCAGCTAGTCCTATGATTATTGCTTCTGGTGCTACCCTAACAGTGAGTGCAAACTCCACTATGACCTTTGTTTAACTTGTTTCTTATTTAAAAATTATGTCAAAAGTTATTGTTGATGAAATTCAAACTGATACCAGTAATGGAAATGTGAGAATTATTCCTAATGGTACAGGTAAGTTAGAGATTAAGGGTGCGGGTGGAGATGACGCAATGCTCCAGTTAAACTGCTCTGCACAAAGTCATGGTGTAAAACTAAAATCCCCTGCTCATAGTGCTGGTCAGTCTTATACAATGATTTTGCCAGATAACCAAATTGCAGCAGATAAGTATTTAAAAGTTAAAAGTATAACAGGTTCTGGAGCTACAGCAGTAGGCCAGTTGGAATTTGCAGATGTTTCTAGTGGTGGTGTAAGCTCTGATTCTTTAAGAAATACTCTAGGTGGTACAAATGCTGGTGCTGATATTGATAGTAGTGTTGATTCTGACAACACCCTTTTTGGATATAACGCTGCAACTAATTTAGGAACTAGCTCTACATCAGTAAAAAATACTGCAATAGGTTCTTATGCACTAGAGGGTCAAATTAACGGAGATTCATCAGTTGCAGTTGGATTTGAAGCCATGAGGTATCACGGAGGTCACTATGCTACTGCTGTAGGTAGAGAGTCTCTAAAAGGTTCTAATCAAAGTGGTGGTTCACAAAATACAGCTATTGGATATAGGGCTGGTTTATCAAACGCTGGAGCTGATTTTTGTGTTTATGCTGGTGCTTATTCTGGTTATAGTAATACAACTGGTAATAATAATTCAGTGTTTGGCTATACAGCCGGATATGACATAAGTACTGGATCTAATAATACTTGTGTTGGTTATGGAGCTGGATCGTCTAGTTCTCCATCAGGATCAATCACAACAGGTTCAAACAATGTAGTTTTAGGAGATAATAATGTTACTAATCTATATTGTGCAGATACAGGCATATCCTCTTCAGATTCCAGAGATAAAACAGATGTGACAAGTTTTACCATTGGCTTAAATTGGATCGAAGCTTTAAGACCAGTTACCTACAGATGGGATAGAAGAACATGGTACGGCACGGAAGAAGAGCCTTATGGTACACCTGATGGATCAAAGAAAAGACAAAAACTTCATATTGGCTTCTTAGCACAGGAAGCACTTGCAGTAGAACAAGCTAATGGCTATGGAACAAATAATGATGATTCCTTAATTCTCAACCTTACAGATGATGGTATGAGCTACGGAATGAAATACGAAAGACTTGTACCAATTCTTGTTAATGCTATAAAAGAGTTATCAGCTAGAGTAAAAACCCTTGAAGGAGGGTAAACTTAAAACAATGTACATTTAAGTATTATGTCAACACTAAAGGTAGATGATATACAATCTAGGCAAAGCACAGATGATGCAATATCACTTGCGTCTGATTCTTCTGTTTCTTTGAAACATTCAGCATCCGCCAAGTTAACCACGACAAGCACAGGGGTAGATGTTACTGGAACGTGTACAGCTACAACTTTCTCAGGGTCAGGTGCAAGTTTAACTTCTTTACCAGCAGCAAATTTAACAGGTACACTGCCAGCTATTGATGGTTCTAATTTAACTGGTATTTCAAGCGGTGTAACTGTACAGGATGAAGGTAGTGCGTTATCTACAGCTGGAACTACTTTAAATTTTGTTGGTGCTGGTGTAACTGCATCTGGTACTGGAGCATCTAAAACAATTACTGTACCTGGTGGTGGTGGTGCATTAGAATTTGTTAGTAAGACAGCAATAACGGTTAGCAATGCTACTACACAAATAGACTTTACAGGTTTAGATCAGGGTTTTGTCTATAAACTTGTCTGTGCAGTAGCCAATATGAGTGGTTATGGTGAACAACGTGTATATCTTTATTTAAATGGTTCTAGTTCTATCAATACTTCAGGTATTATTGATTATGTTGGTACTGACCCTGGCAACGATCAAAGATGGACTGATGGAAATAACTATATTAGAGTTTATACATATGGTTATGAAATGTATAATTGGGAGTACACAATGGATTTTTACACAGGTACTTACGGTTGGTTTAGAGGAACAGGTCACCCCAATGGTGGAGCAAATTATCAAGCTGGATGGGGTAACTTCTGGGGTCATTTAGATCCATCTAATTTTGCTAATAAGTATATTTCGGGAATCAGTTGTCAACAAGGTGGAGGCTATTTTCAAAATGGCTCTAAATTTATTCTTTACAAATACAAGGAGAGCTAATGAACAAAATTGTTAATGGCGTAGTAATTCCACTAACTGAGCAAGAAATTGCAGAATTTAACGCAAAAATACCAACAGACGCACAACTTATTGCACAAAAATGGGTAGAGGTACGAGGACAAAGAGACTCTTTACTCACAAAATCTGATTGGGTTGTAGCTAAAGCATCTGAGACAGGAGTTGCTGTAAGTGATGAATGGAAAACTTATCGTCAAGCTCTTAGAGATGTGCCAACACAATCCGACCCAGATAATATTACATGGCCGACAAAGCCTAGCTAAGAGGGTAAAATACAAATAATGCACTTTTAATTATTATGTCAACACTAAAAGTCGAAGAAATACAACATCCATCAAACTCTAACAACGCAGTATCTATAGCATCAGATTCCAGTGTCAGCTTGAAACATAGCGGATCCGCAAAGTTGGCAACTACAGCTACAGGTATTACTGCAACAGGTGGTACGTTTACAGGTTCCGTTGTTTTTGAAGATGCAATAAATGAAAATGTATTTGCTATAACTGACGCTTCTTCTGTTGCTTTAGATCCTGATAACGGAATGGTACAGACTTGGACATTAGGAGCAAATAGAACTGCAACTGATTCTCTTACTACAGGTCAATCAATGCTTCTTATAGTGACAGCAAGTAGTTCTAACTATACTTTGACTTGGCCTACAATGAAGTGGAACGGTGGATCTGCTCCTACACTTGGCGGTGCTAATGCTACAGCAATAGAATTATTTAAAGTTGGCAGTCAATTATATGGAGCGACAATAGGAGATCTTTCATGAGATCACATCATCTTCGTTCTGCTGGTGGAGGAAGTGATTCACTAATACAAAATGGGTTAAAAATATATTTAGATGCAAACGATTCTAATTCATATTCTGGTAGTGGCACAACATGGACAAATATAGCACCATCTTCAACTTATGGTAATGCGTCCTTAAGAACAGGTAATAGTAGAAGTCAATATACTTCTAGTAATTCCGCAACTGTACCAGCTTATTTTACGGACTTAAGAGCTTATATAACTACTGCTGGTCTTAATCAAACAGTACCTGTACTAGTTCCTTTTACTTACTCAGTTTGGATATACCCAACATCTTGGGGTTCTTATCTAATCATGATACAGCAACGAGCTTGGGTATATAGTTTTGAAATACATCAGAGTGTTGTTGGTAATACAATTACACCTCAAATAGGTATGTGGGAACCTGAGTTTAATCCACGATATGAAGATTTTACCCATTCATATTCACCATACCCAACGGCAACTTTAAACAATTGGTATATGGTTACAATGACATACAAAAATATTTCAAATGTTAATAC